GAGCCAGCCCGCGCCCGCCACGCCGTACCAGAGACCCGCGAAGGAGAATCCGGCATGCGACCCGTACCAGAGACCGCCGCGCCTTAGCGCTTCGCGCCAACCTGTTCCATCACCACCATTATATTGTCTGTCGCCAACACCGACCGAATCTCCTGAACCCTTGCTCTTGAACCATATAACACCTGTAGACAAGTCTATATCAATGTCGCCAATCCAAAAATCATCGGTTGTTTCAAGATCTACAGTTGCGATTTTTGTCCAGTTCGCGGCAGTGCTTGACCATGCAGCAGTGCCTCTAACGTAGTAGTCAACTGTTGTTGCTGTGGTCTTGTTCCACAACTCGTTCATTGAGATATAATATGCACCAACCATATCTTCAATACCACCAAGTTTGAATGCATGTTTGCCATCATTCTTGATATATCCATCCACTCCAAGCACCTTGTCAGTTTGTCCTGCATGTAATGGCATTGATGATATATATGTATCTTCTGTAATTGTCATATTTTGCTTGCCAACATATACTCTACTGTTATCTGTTCCAGATATTGCTTCGATAGCTGTTATTTTGACTTTATCTGCGATATTTCGCATGTATGCCTGTCCACGATCCAGATTGTCTGTGTGACCAGTTGCATCTCCGATGGATACTGTTGCGCCAACATAAAAGCTATTTGCCTGCGCTGTTGGAATTACAACATAATTAACTTTTTCTCCAGTCTGTGCAACTTTAGTTTGCGCACTATATGAAGCACATCCTTGAAAGACTTTCTGACTATTTTTTGTTGCATACTTCATCCATAGCATACACAGCAGATATGCCGTTCGCTCTGATCCAGAGCCATGATATCCTGTTCCTTTCTTCTGCAGCTCAGTATTTCCAGACTGGGCTGAAACAAAGTTATAAATTGCATTTCCAGATGATGAATATAAAATTCCATCAATTTGTCCTGCATAGTATTTTGTCAAAATACCATAACCGAGTTCTTTGCTGCACCATGGTGTAACTGTTGTGCACTCTAATTCAGGATGTGGCTTCGTTGCAAAATGCACAATATAATATGTGTCAAATTTCTGAATGCCCCAATAAGTTAAAGGAACCATAACTCCAACATCTACTTTTCCAATATCAGAATATCCGTTACCGCCTTTAATCGCTACTGGGGTCTTATTCTCTTGCTCGTCAATCACAAAATTACAATCAATTGTCTGAAAAGCACTATGATTTGCAAAATCATCCTGCCCCTTTACAGTTTCCGTTGAAGGTACGGCTGTTAATCCAACTGATGCATTCATCTTTTCACCGTTTGGACTGGTACTCGTCTCATAGTAATAAAACTTTGTTGAGAAAACCTCGTCTGTTGCTGTTTGTTCCCAGAAATTCTTCCAATCAAATTTCGAAACATCTGTTACTAGTGTTTTTACCGTTTTTAAAAGATTTAAAATTTCTTGTGATGTTGACTCCATTGCTACATCTACTGCCACTGCTGCCATTTTTTATCCTCACTTTCCATCGTCATACATTACTCTCAGTCCACCACTTTCATTTATACTCAAAGTGATTCCCTGACCATTTGCTTTCTTTGCAAGTTCCTTTGTTAAATCCACTATATTAGTTTCTTGAGTTTTTGATGCAGCCTTTAATTCTTCCACATCTTCCCAATTTGCAAGATAAATTATTTTGTCAGTCATACACCTTCCTCCTCTACTTTGTTATCCTTGCAGCCAAGCACCCTTTGGCTGAGTCGAAGAAAAATTCTATGCCAGTACCATCGGCCTTTGTTTTTAACGCTGTGTCCTGTTCTACATTCTTCTTTTCAACCTTTGCGAATCTATCCCCAACTGCTTTTGCATCGGCTGGCGTGTCTGCTTGTGACAATGTGGTATCTGTAGCATCTCTAAAGGATTCTTTTACATTTGATCCATCAACTTGCATTACGCCTTCTGCGTTGTCATACACAAGAAAAGTATCTGTGGATTTTACAGCCGTTTTTTTCTTATATTCCGTCCATAATCCCATAATGATCACCTAACCTTGCTCATCAAATTTAATGGCTGCGCACTGTTTTTCTGTGTCATAGTACAAAGTCATTCCTTTTCCTGTTACTTTTTCGTTCAATCCATCTCCAACCGCCTTTGCATCTGCAAAAGCACCAGGAACAGTGAGTGTTTTGTCAGTTTCCAACGGATGAGTCTTATGATACTTTTCAACAGCTGCATCAATTTGATCTTCCGTTACAGTTGCGTTCTGAACCTTACGATTTAAAATACCAATGACGTCTTCTGGTTTCATATTTACTCCTTAAATCTTGTTCCAAGTTGCCGTTGACTCTTCGAATTTATAATAATCGCCAGTATCGCTCGCTAGGAAAGAGCTGCCTGTCGCAACATACGTGGGTAGTTTGTCAACATCCTTAACAAGTCCCTCATAACTGCGTACATTGCCTTGCGCAGACGTACATACCAATGTACCCATATCTGGCACTTCTTGACCAGGCTTATAAAATTGTCCATCTTGTTTCACTGTGTAATCATATGTCATGCTTTTTCCGCCTCACTTTCCTCTAGCATCATGCTAATTGCTTCAAATTCAAGCTCTGATGCTTCTATATTCTCGATCAAGCTAATTGGAATTTTGTAAACATCTACATCAACTTCAATTCCATCCAGTAATTCACCCAACTCTGATTCTAGGTTTTGCTCCATTCCCTTTTTAGGCACAATGTCACCATTTTTCTTTTTATCGCAGTACTTTTCAATCAATTCATTTCTTGATTCCTGAAAAGGAATCGCAGCTTTATCAAGCATTTCAATATTACGGTTGATTGCGTAAATTGCCTTAATTGGCTTCCTTACACCGTTGTTTTTAAACGATAAAAGTCCATTGATTATCTTTACCAGTGTTCTATTTGACATCTTCATTTTGACACCTCATTTTTCAATAAAATTTGCAGCAACACCAACATATCTAGGCAGTCCATCAGCATACGAATAGACTGGATATGTCGGTGTTCCAACATTAAATTTGAGTGTTTCTGTTTTCCCAGACTTCGGATTTCGGAAAGTGATCGGAAAAAATGGTGGTTCTATTGCAGCAGCAAAAGCTACTGCTTCTTTATCATCCAAAGGCGCTAGCACAATATTTAACTTAATTTTCTTTGCTATGATGTCACCCTCCATATCGCCAGACGCAACTCGCCCTGTATTGCGGCTCCAGATGATGTTATCTGTTACCGTCAGGTCTTTAACTTTTAGCTTCAATCCACTTATGATTACGGTTTTTACTGGGCCATCCATTGCATTGTTTCCCTCCTTTACGTTAAAAGTTGCGCCTTGCCTGTCTGTATGACTCTGCTGTTGTTTTCCTTTTTGACAACCTCAAAGATCTTCTTTGCATCGCCCTGAAGAACAACATTAACTGTCACATTTCCATTTCCTCCACCATTTCCACCGTAACGTGCCATAACTGCTTCCATTCCACTCGCTACGGCGCTCTGCATTACACTTGCAAGTTGTGACTGGTTTAAGACCTCTGTCCTGCCACCTACATGTCCAACAAGCTCTGGTCCGGCTTCTCCTGCAATAAACATTGAGCCTGCATTTACAGTACCACCTGCATATCGTGGGATGGCGCTAAAGCTTGACATGAAGTCTTTTGTAATAACTCCTCCACTGCTAAACTGTGGTATATCATGCCATCTTCCACCATAAAAGGCTCCGCCTGTGGATTTTTTAGTACCTGAAACTATGCTTGAAATAAATGCTGTTATCCCTGAAAGAATTAGCGATACTCCAGATTGTTTCTGAACCTGATTAACATATCCTAAAATTCCACTGAACCATTTTCCAGATGTAGGGATCGAATCTCCTAATGACGTTACCCAACCTGTTAATCCGCTGAACCAACGGTTGTTCTCCGGAACTCTGTTCTGGAAGTCTGTCATCCAACCTGTTAATCCGCTGAACCAACGGTTGTTCTCCGGAACTCTGTTCTGGAAATCTGTCATCCAACCTGTTAATCCGCTGAACCAACGGTTGTTCTCCGGAACTCTGTTCTGGAAGTCTGTCATCCAACCTGTTAATCCGCTGATCACTCTATCGGCAATTGAATCTTGTTTGCTTGTCAAATTTGCTACCAAATCAAGTTTTTTTGCATAGTCTGGAAGTGCATTTTTAGCACTCACAATATTTGCTGATGCACCTTGGATTGTCTTGTCTTTTTGGGTAAGCTCACTGGTATCAAGTGATCCTGCCTTTAAATTTACTTTAAATTCCTTGTCAAACATGTCGGTTAAGGTATTGCTGATTCCTAGTGCAAATTTATCAGATTTTAAAGATTCAGTTACGCTATCCAGTGTATCTCTCAGCTCATCTGCAAGTGATTTCCAAACTCCAGTCAACTTAATCCCTTTAAGCTTTTCAATTAAGTTTTTTGTATTGGTTGTTGCAGATGAAGTATTATCTCTATAGCGTCCCATAGCCACTTGCAATTTATCTACAGTCTCTCCAGATGTCTCGACAGTTCCATTTAGTGATTCCATGCTTTCTTCCATTGTTCCAAATTGAGGATTCATTTCTCGCATGACTTGCCAGAGTGCTTCCTCGTCTTCTGTAAGATTCTGAAAGTCAATGGAACCATCTCTCACTTTTTGTAAAAACTTATCAAAAGTTTTTTCCCATGTCTCGATTGTTCCACCGTATACATCCACTCTTGATAAGAGTCCATTTAATATATCAGCTTTCCATGAGACGGAATCATCTATAAATTTGGTTTTTAATTGCTCAAGAGCAACTACGGCATCGCCGTAAATCTTAGAAGCATCCTCCAACGCACTTGAAAATCCCTTTTGAATAGCTGCGTTTTTCTGCGTTTCAATAAGTTTTTCAAGTGTATCTTTTGTTCCTTGGTAAGCTGTCTGTATGCTTCCAATTTCCTTAGCAATATCTGGTGCGTACTTTGAAATTTGTTCATAGTAAAATTTGAACAAGGACTCATCCTGCGCTGATAAACTTCCATTCTTTTTAAATTTCTCATTTATTTCCCAAAATTTATCCAGTGAATCCATCGCCGAATCAAAATTACTAAGCTCATCTTGTTTAAACTTTGGCCACTCAACATTCAACTTCGAAATGGCTTTGTTAAGGTTATCAGCTATAGCGGTATACTTTGTGTCGTTACCCCCAAATATAAGCCCCCATGCTGCCTCAAATAATCCAAAAAACGTGTTGACAACTATATTTGCACTTGTTTTTAAGATTTCGCCCCAGTTGATGCCCTTAATGAAGTTGTTTATATCAACTCCAAGAGATCGCCAATTAAATGTTGCTGCAAACTCGTTAATTGCGGATAGTGCACCTTTAAATGCCTGACCTAGTGCTTTTCCTGCTTGGCTAAAATCAGTCTTAGCTAAAAAAGTATTTGCGGAATTTGCCAGTTCTGAGCCTATTCTTTTCCAGTCAACCGTTACCGAGAAAGTCAGCAATGATGAAGTTGCTGTATTCACTCCATCGGATAGCATTGTGCCGATCGCTTGCCAATTTATCTTGTAAAATACGCTGTTGATTCCGTTTGAAAAATTTTTGGATATCGAATTAAAATCAATTCCTTCTATTCCTGTTGTTAGCGCAGATGTGATTCCATTGATTCCAGCCGCAATAGTTTGTCCAGTTTTTGTATAGTCTCTATCTGCAAAAATGCTATTGATTGTACTTGCAAGTGCATTACCTGCTTCCTGCCATCCTGTAGTGCCGCTAAAATTGATTTTAGACATATCTACTACAAATCCATCAAGGAAGCTCCACAAAGCCTTATATTTGGCATTCAGAGTCTTTCCAAGGTCATCCCAATCAATAGTAGCTATCGCACTTCTGAGTCCGCTTGACATAAATTCGCCAAGTGATGCCCAGTGAGTTGTGTCAATAAAGGTATTGATTGCACCTACAGCTGTGTTGACCGCTTCTCCAAGCGTTCTTCCAACGCTCTTATCAAGGTCTTCCGTCTCAAAGAAGCCGTTTATGAATGTTCCTGTGACTTTGGCAATTTTGTTTGCCTGCTCCTTGATTGGCTCCCAGTCAATGGAATCAAGTGCGTCACGGAGTTTCGTTCCAACTATTTTACCGATGTCGGTAAAATCGGATTTCGCCCAAGCGTCCTTTACGAGATCTGCAAAGTTAGATACCGCTCCTGGTATATCTTTTTTTGTAAAAAGTATAGGATCTTCCGTTCCTGAGCCGTTTCCGGAACCACTTCCACTTCCACTTCCTGAACCGCTGTTAGCTGCGTTATCGAGATCTTCCGAAAATTTTTCAATTTCATCAAACCCCATCAGTTCGTGTTTTAACTCATCGGTCTTGTCTTTTAACTTATCAGTTGCGTCACTTGCTGCATCTCCTGCAGATGCTGTGCCGTTTAAACTGTCGCGATAGTCTTTGATGTTTTTTACAGCCACCGTATATGATGTTTGCCCTGTTATTGATGCTATAAAAGCACCTACGGCATTGATTCCTGCAACTGCATAATCTACAATTTGGTCAATAACTGGTGCAATAATATTCAGTATTGGTTCAAATGCCGCAGCCACACTATTTCCAACATATGACATGTCAGATGTCAGCAACGACAAACTCTTATTTGCCCTATCGCTAAACATAACAAGGTTGTTGATTCCGTCCTTGATTCCTGATCGTAGCTTGTTAAACAGTACGTACAAAGACCGGATTCCAAAACCGTAGCGCAGCACAGTTGTAATTCCGTGCTTTAATTTTTTGTTAAAATCCCCAAGGCTAGCTGAGGACTGGCCAAATGGACTCTTTAGCCCAGATAATGCGTTTTTGCTTGAACCAAAATTCAAAAACTCCCATGATAGCTTTGCAAAGTCTTTTGTGAACGACAATATCTGCTTGTTTACTTTTGTTGCAAAAGATCCTATTTTGCCAATTGCACCTGCAACAGATATCGCCTTTCCTACAAATCCACCCATGATGCCTGCCAAATCACTTATATCTGATTTTAACTGGGATAGGCTAAGTGGCAATTTTTGCATGTTTCGGTTCAATCTGTTGATATCCTCTGGTATGTCTCTAAATATTGGTGGCTCTTGCGCAGCAGCAGCCAAGGCATCTTTAAATGTCTGTTCTGTTCTGATTACTTTTGACGCATCTTCATTGTATTGTCTTAACTGGTTTGAAGCGTTGCTTGTTTCCCTCGCAGTTTGACTCATTGCATTTGATAAGCCATCACCACGAAGTTCTTCTGGAAAATTGCTGAGTGGATACTCTTGCCATTCACTTTTTGGCTGTCTAAGCGTTATACCTTTTTGAGCTGCGATAGTCGATAGATCACTCGCATAAGCTATCGCCTGCGACAAGCCATCAACCATCTGTGATACATCATCAGTATCAAGAGTTCTTAATGCTTCTTGTATGTTTTCTTTCAAACGTACTATCTCTTTCGAGATTCCCACAAATTCAGTTTGAAGTTCTTCAACACTCTTGGGAACGTAAAATCCACCTAAAAATTTTTGACTTTCTTCCCTTGCTTGCTGTATCAGTTTTTCATAATCTTCTAACCACGGCACACTCTCTGGTGCAACAGCTTTATTTGCTGCATTTTGAATGATAGTCTTTTCTGTATCTGATAGTCCAGTATACTTTTTTCCGATTATTGATTTTAAATTTTCTCTGTTCAGCTTTGCAATTCCAGAGAAATCAATATTTTTCAAAGAAGCCAGTTCACCCAAGCCAAGTTCTTTAAGCCCTTTGAATGCTCCTGCCAGGCCTTTTCCATCTCCTACAGCACTTGTAACAGATTCGATGGTTGACCTTAAATTGATAAGGTCTTTCATTTCACTGTTCACAACATCGGTTACAGTCTGTTGTTCTTTTTCAAATGCCCTAGTCTTCTGCCCGATGGCGCTTGCGACTTCTTTTACGCTTCCTGCTTCACTATTTTCCGATAGCTTTTTGCCACCATAAACATCGTTTTCAGTTATTCCATACTTCTCGCTAAGGTTGGGAATGTCTTTTGCGGCAAACTTTGACAGCTCAGATTCAATCTCTTGTACTGGAATTAAGCCGTTTTTGATAACATCCTGTGATGTCATCACAGCTTCCTTGCGTATATCCCTTAAACGCTCCACTACATCCTTGAACAGATCTGTTGCGTTTTTTGTAGTATCAAATGTGGTATTTATTGATTTATTCATATCATCTATGAACGTTACAAAATCTGTACCACTATTTGTTGTGGAAAAATTCTTTCCAAGTACACTTCGCAGATTTGCAAATTCTCTATCTGTACTTAAATCATTCTTTACGCCAATCGGAATTTTTATGTTTTGGGCTTTTTTGATATAGTTATCAAAAGCCTTTTCAACACCGTCAAGCTGCCTGATCTCCTTAACGTTCTGTGCGATAGTATTTTTTACGTTTTCCATCGCACTTTCCACGTTCTCCATGGCTCTTTTCCATGTATCCTCAGAGAAAATCGAACCCTTCTTTTCGTTAAGCTGTAGGTTGTTAAGCTTAATAGATGCTTCTGCCAGTTCTCTTACAGATTTCTCAACCGCTGCAATTCCTGCCTTGTTGGTTATTCCTGTAAGTCGCGTTAATCTTTGCGTTAATCCATTTACAGATGTTGAGTAGTGATCAATTCCGCTTTTGTTGTCGCCCAATCCAGTTAGGGATTGTTTCAATGCCTCAATATCGGATATAGCCTCTTTTATATTTGTTTTAGCCTCAATCCGTATTGAATCAATATTTACCTCACTCATTTTATCCCTCCTCCCTTAGATCGGGCTCTCTGGCAAGCCTTGCTTTTCAAGCTGCCTGATTCTTTGTTTCATCTCGTACACTGCGATTTCTTCGTTGGATTCTGCATTACAGTTTTCGCTTTTCTTTGTCTCCTGCTGTAAGAAAGGCATATCTGGATATTCAAATGGCGGTGTATGCTTGCCTTTGAACCACTGGCTGTTACCCAGTGTTGATAAAATAGACATTCTCACGTACCTGCCAAGCATGTGGTTTTGCATATCAACTTGCTGCTGATGTAGCTTGTAAGCAAGTTCATACGGTTTTAACTCGCACGGACACATATCGCCTATTTTTTCAGCAGTAAAGCCGTATTGTTGCGTAACGCATAAAAAATACGGAAGCAGCTTTTCATCGTAATAATCAATTGGATCTATTACTCTGTTTTTTGCTCTTCCGCTTCTTTCTCCGCTTTCATCTGCAGAACTTCTTTTTTGAAAAAACCGTTCTGCATTACCTCTTTTAGCAGCTCTTCAAACAGCTCTTTGATGCTTGAATCTTCCTGATCGGTATACTCATCAATCAATTCACACACCTTTGCTGTTGCTTCTTCCTTGCCTTTATTTGTGTTATAATCATACCCAAACTCATCCTTATGTCTTTTTTGCAGTCCCACAAGCAAAAACTCCGGAACCATATTAAGCATCATTTCGATATCGTCAACAAAATCACCGTTGGACTGTTGAACTTCATCATCGCTGGACTGCTGAATTTCTTTAATCTTCTTTAAAATTCCGCTCTTTGTAGTTGCTTCGATTCCAAACTTAATTTCATAATTCATAAATTTCATAATTCATTCTCCTTTAAACAAAAAACGGGAAGCTCACGCTTCCCGAATATAGCTGTTACATTTCTTTCTTCGCCAGTGTAATTGACGTTGGGTAACCGTTCTCGTCTTCTGTTACAGTTACGGTGTAACTATCCTCGATCCACCTTGGAACGGTTACTGTGGCAATTGTTGCTGTTCCTGTGAGGTGATCTTCTGTTGCCTCGTCTGGTGCGAAAGATTCTGTTCCTACAAAAGCCACAATTCCTTCCGAACCTTTTCCATCTGTGCCGTAAAGGATGCAGATATCTAATTGTTTTCCCTCGTTTTTAACTAGTTCATCCTTATATTTTTTTTCAAATGCACCTGGTACTTCCATTGATGCAGCTGCTCTTCTTCCCTGTTCCTGAGTCTCTATCAAATCTTCCAAGGTTGATGTATCAACCATGTTGACAGTGCCGAAAGGTGACGGAATTGACTTTGCTCTGATCAAGAGCTTATATTCACCTGCCCAGTAATCGGCTGCGCCATCTTCCTTTGTCTTCTCTCTGTAGATGATTCTGCTTTTTAAACCTACTGCCATTTTGTATTCCTCCTACTAAAAAAGCCCCATCTTGCCGATGGAGCTTAAAAAATATCATTCCAATCAAATGTTCTTTCAAAACGTGCTACATAACGATATATTGGTGATTGATTGTCTGCATATGGTGACATTTTTACATCAAACATAAGTTTTTTTAGGCAATCCATGATTTCTGCCATTATAGTTCTGCAATCTAGCTGTGATGTATTGCTATACACTTCAATTTGGAATCCTGCCACTATAGTGTTGATTCTTGTGCGTTCCAGATCGGAGTTTGCTTCGCTTCCACCCAACTGATGGACGTACACGCACGGAAAATTGCGTTGTGAATCATTGCTTATATTTGAGGTGGTGTACATTATTTGTGGATATCTTTTCTTTAGCTTGTTGTATGTCTTGCCTTTCACAAGGGATAAAACCTTGCTCTCAAGGTCGATGATCCATTGATTTTGAGCCATTATCCAAACACCTCCCTTGCAATTCTTTCAATATCATGTCTCATTTGTGTTGAAGCGTGATACATGAATGGTCTTGACGGCATACCTTCTGTAAAGTACCACTTGCCATCTCCCCCCAGATAATACCAACCATATCTACCATCTGCCGTTTTTCTAATTGTTTTTCCTTGCGCATAAATAGCCGGGAGCTTGCCTGGATACGGAGTAGTAGCACCTATGATTCCTGTTCCCATTTCTACAAAGATAGCATGTTCTGAATCAGCTTCTACTGCAAAGATAACTCGCTCTGCGTTGCTCTCTATCTCGGTTGAATGAATACTATTTACAAGTTCGCCAGTAAATACTGCATCCATCGTCAAGACTTCTTCTGTTGCTTTTTCAACTCCGTAATCAGTAAGCTTCTTCATAAAAAGCTCTACTCGCGTTTGGAACGTTTTCTGGTAACGTTCCAACATCCTTATGGCTTCATCTACTCCGCTCACCTTTATTTCCAAAGCCTTTGCCATTAGGTTTTTTCCTCGCTTTGCTGCAATACCTGCAGATAGTAAGACGTTTCATTCAGTGCTTCATTCATGATTCCACTCACTTGATAGTCAGCTGAATTTTCATCTGGTGATCCGTTTGGTTTCGTTTTGATTTCTGAGTGTAGCCAGATTCTTGCTCCAAACGGCAAGCTAAGTTTGTTTCCGTTAGAGTCTTTTGCATGTTTAGCTAAGATGAGCGTAGCATAATTGTTTGTACTATCACTGCCCCATGCTCGCATGACAGCGTTTTTTAGCTGTGATGTGATTGTCCCCCAAAACTTTATAGGATTGCTGTAAAGCACTTCCATTTCACCGCTTTCTTTTGGGATTTTTTTACCTTCGTCATCGGTATAAAAATATACTTCCCCATCAGCTCCAATATAGCTCTCATACTGAATGTCACCGTTTTCATCTCTCAGATATCCAGGTGCTTTCCCGACTTGGTATGAATACCACATCTGCTGGCGATTTCTTCTACTTGTCCGTGCCATCTTTCAGCTGCTTGTATACCTGATTGACACCAGTGCTGGACAAACCTGATACAATGCCGACAGCAATTGCATTCAGAATATCCTGCGCTGGGAAGTCTGGTATGACATACATTCCTAAGACTCCCAGAATGCCGCCAAAAGCACCCACAATGACCGGAATGTAATTATCCTTGACTGCTGGAATTGTCTTGGCTGCAAGCCCAATTAAATAGCAAATAACTACAATTGCAATCACGGTAGTCATGCTTGATATATCCATTTTATTTACCTCCTCCACTCTTGATGTGTAATTCTTTGATCTCTTCATACATCTTTTTAACCATACCGTTTCCGCCCAAATCATGATAGGCTTCATACATTTCCTCGAAGTTCTGATAAGCATCGGACGGTATCTCCCCCAGCTGTATGTATTCTGCGTAATACTTGATCAGTTGCACACGCAATAACAGCATGGTTCCTCTCTCATTCGCGTTCTTGTCTTTCTTCTGTTGCTGCAGAAGCCAAACAATGTATCCTAAAGCAATCGGAAGGATGATTGTGTATGTTTGTAATAAAAACTCTTGCATCTTTATATCTCCTGCTTATATTTTTGCATATTGCCCACCGCCGCTTTAATATGCACCCTGCCAGCGTATTCACAAGCATTGCAAACACACTGGCGAACATCCTTCTTAGACCTTAGACTGTTGCTAACGGTATTATTCCAGCGAACAACGTTTTTCTGTCTACCATTGTTCGTTGAATGGAATCCTCACTGTGCTGACTCTCGCCCTCAAAGCCAATCGAGTTATAATCGTACAAAGCCAAATTGCGAATCTGGCTATAGTACCTGTCTAAATCTTGTGCAATCATTCCGTCCGTGTATCCAAGTGGATATCTTCTTTTGTCTCGAACCTCTCTAATTGCACTTTTGATTTTTTGCTTGAGTAGCGGTTCCGAAAAGCTGCCGCCTTCTTCATCATTTGAAAGCTCAACTTGCAAATCAAAAAAAAGCTCGTCTGCAAGGTTGTCTGTATAGCTCATACTTTCTCACCTCCATCAAACAGCTTTTGGTTTCTTACCTCTTCGCTTTGGCTCATCATCAACTTGCAACTCTGGAATTTCGATTTTCTCTTCCATCGGGACGTCTTCACCAGCTGCATAGTAGATTCCGTTAAGCTTGATCATGTGATCAAATTTCATCACTTGACGTCAATTACAAATGTGCTGTCGATGCCCTCGTATGATGGAAGCACGATCTGTGATACACTAGTTGTAGTCTTAATAGGTGGTCCCTGCTCGGTTTTGGTCGCAATTGCAATGCGGTTGTCAAGCATGGCAACATCCACATTTTTATTTGACATCAATGTACGCTCTTCTGGTGTTACACCATAATATGTTGATCCCAGTGTTCCTGCGCCGATTATGGTTACTTTGTTGTCCGGGTAGAACTTTTGAGTCTCTCCCTTGTAGTCAATGTACATCTTGTCATAAATGATAGGTGTCAGACCTGTCTTTCGCGTAAAAATCTCCTTAACGGTTGCTTCATCGGTAAAATCAACCGTCTTGCCAGAAGAAGTGATTAAAGCGTTCTTGATCTGCTCGTTTTCAACGAGGTAATCAAAGGTAGTACTGTTCATCATCGCATAGCGAGGAAGTACTCCGATTGATTTTAAATATTTAGTACCCTGCTGAACGTCTTTTAACGGCTTCGCCGTGTCAGGATGGTCCCACGTATCAGTGCCTTGAATTTTTAAATAATGCTTTTGCTTATATGTTCCATCGCCATCGTAATCGTAGCCATAAACCATATTGTCACTCTCTTGTTCCCCGGTTCCTATTGCGATAGATGGTTTTCCGTCCTTTGGTGCAAGCAGTGCCATTCGCATTACTTCGGCGGCGATTTCTGCGCCATCAATAAGCCTTGCAGCATCATTGTAAATTGATGATATAATGTCTCCGATGAATGGACTATTAGCGTCTTCGATCTCCATAAGTCGCATTAAATCTTCCTCTCGTACAGTCATACTCTCACGGAAAAAGATCATCTCTGTAGACTCCTGCTTAAATCCCTCACGGGCTCTGATCATCGGAATTGCGTCAAAATTACTTGGCTTTAAGATGGCGTTTAAGCCTTTGTGTGTCTTAATCCATTTTAATGACAAGCCCAGCTTCTTTCTGTTTGGGAAAAAAGCCTTTCCGACAAAGCCCATGGCATTACTTGGATCTTGTGTACGTCTTGCGGCAACTGCCTGTGAATCATAAATATCTGTAATTAAAACTGCCATTGCTCCTCCTTTTTTACTCAACCACGATCATAGGCAGGATCTTAGTTAAGTCTGCATCATAAGTGATTCCTGCATTCTGTTCTGCTCTTGACTTGTTAATGTATGCCTTTTTAAGAATCGTTCCTTGTGGCCGATGCTCATACACATCAAAAAGCAAGATTCCAGCTCCGCCTGTCCATGGTGTTGCTGCAACTACTGTTCCTGTTCCACTAATTACACTTCCTGCCTTTACAACCTTCTCTCCGGTATCACTATCAGTAGTGCTGACATCTGTAAAATCAATAGTCATTGGCACTCCTTCGAACACCTCTCTGTTTAAGATCTCTGCACCGGATGGACGTATCTCGGTTGTTGCATATCTCATGTCTCCTCTTGCCATTTCTTACTTCCTTTCTTTACATGTATTGCTTCAAAACGCTTTCGTCGACCTCTGTCGAATACGTCGGTAGTGACTTCATAAGTTCAACAGCCTTGCTCTCGTGACTGTCTCCGTGTCCTGCGTTAACTTCGCCACGCTCTGCCAGAAACTCCTGCATCATCTTTGATTTGAGCGTTTTCATGTGCTGCCTCAAGATTTCGTTTTCCTTATCTCCATCTCCGTCAGCTCTTGCCTCGGCGTACTGCTGTGCTACTTCCTTGGACATTTCCAAAGTGTCCATGTATGTATTGGTAGATTTCATAATCGTCAACTCACGCTGCATTGCCTTGAACTGCTTGTCTCTCTCGGCTTCTGCTTCTTTCTTTGCTTCCGCTTCCTTCTCTTGAGCTGTCATCTTTTCTCTGAGTTGCTTTGTTTTGGCTGCGTTCTCAGATGCAAGTGCATCAGCTTTGTTTGTGAGTTTCGCAATTTGTGCGTTTGCCTGTGCAAGCTGCACCCTTAATACATCAGCATCGGTTTCCGGTTCGTGATCATCACCTGATCCCTTTGGCTCTTCATGAGTTTCAACCTCCGGTGTCGGCTCTGCAAAAAGCTGCAGGTTTAATTTTCTCTTGGTGGCATTGCGTTCAAATGTTCTAAAAATCGGCTGAGTCTTCATAGATTCATTCCTTTCTGCGTTTGTGCGGTTCTCTCCGCTTTGATTTGTGCGATTATTAAGCTCTTCTCTGAGCTGTTTTGCTCCTTAAAGTCCGTCTCCGACTTGTTTGCCCTAGTTTTGTGCAAACAAAAAGCCCTTCAAACCTTCGTTTAAAGAGCCTGTTCTTTGCATAAATTAAGAGTACGTCACCCAGCAGCGACAATTGATCACTTCCTCCGGGTTAGTAA